GGGCGCTTCTCTACGGCCATAGGGATTTCGTTTGCATCGTGGGCGCCGATGAGGAACACGCGCGGACGATGCTGGATAGCGTGAAGATCGAATGCGAAACCAACGAATCTTTGCTAGAGGATTTCCCCGAAGCCATCTACCCCATTGCCAAGTTAGAGAAAATCCATCAGCGGGCTAGCGGGCAACTCTATCAAGGCAAATCAACTTCTATCGTCTGGACTTCAAACGAAGTGCAGTTCCCAGCGATCGAAGGATCGAAGGCGAGCGGCGGCATCATCAAGGTTGCCGGCATCACCGGCCGCATCCGCGGCATGAGCGCGAAACGCGCTTGCGACGGTCGCAAGGCGCGGCCGTCGCTTGTGCTCATTGACGATCCGCAGACAGACGAAAGCGCCGCCAGCCCTTCGCAAGTTGCCACGCGCGAAGCCGTCCTAAAGGGGGCAATCCTTGGCCTTGCCGGCCCCGGAACGAAGATAGCCGGCCTATGCACCGTTACCGTAGTGAAAACGGATGACCTAGCCGATAGGCTCCTTGATCGCCAAAAGCATCCAGCGTGGCAGGGCAAGCGCCTTAAACTCGTCTACCGCTGGCCGGATCGCGATGAGTTGTGGGCGCAGTACGCGGAACTGCGGCGCGACGGCCAGCGCACGGGCGAGGGGACGGCCGCGGCCGATCAGTTCTACCGCGACCGGCAGGCGGAAATGGACGCGGGCGCGGAGGTTGCTTGGCCGGCTCGGAAAAACTCTGACGAACTGACGGCACTCCAACACGCTTACAACCTCCGCATCGATCGCGGAGATTCGGCCTTCGCGTCAGAGTTCCAAAACGAACCAATCGTTTCGCAGACCGCTTCCGCCCGCCTCAATAAACGCGAACTAGCCACCCGCGCGAGCAACGTTCCCCGCGGCGTGATACCGCTCGGCCACGAAACGCTCACCGCGTTCGTTGACGTTCAAGAGCGGCTTTTGTTTTGGCTTGTGGCTTCGTGGTCGCGTTCCTTCGGCGGGGCCGTGGTTGACTACGGCACGTTCCCCGATCAGTCGGTTTCATTCTTCGAAGCCGCCCACGCAAAGCGCACGCTGACCGCGGCGACGGGCGCGGCGGGGTTGGAGGGTTCGCTATCGGCGGGGCTGGATGCCGTCGCTATCAATCTGCTAGGCCGCGAGTGGTCGCGGGAGGATGGAGTGGCGATGCGCGTCGATCAAATGTTGGTTGATGCAAACTGGGGGCAATCAACCTCGACGGTTCGCACGTTCGCGCGGCGCTCCGCGTTCGCGTCTACCATCCTGCCTAGCCACGGCCGCGGCATCGGCGCCAGCGCAAAACCTATCATCGATCAAGGCCGGGCGCGGGGCGACCGCGTGGGCTTGAACTGGCGCATAGGGCAAGTGAGCGCCGGCCAGCGCTCCGCGCTCTTTGATACCAACTACTGGAAAACATTTGTTGCCGCTCGGCTGCGGCTGACGCTAGGCGACCCGGAAGCAATCGCGTTTTGCGAGGGCAACCATGATTTGCTGTTTGAGCATCTTGCCGCGGAGTATCCCGTACACACTTCCGCGCGAGGCCGCACGGTTGACGAATGGAAAACGCTCGGCCGCGATAATCACTGGTGGGATTGTCTAGTAGGCTGCGCGGTGGCGGCATCCATAACCGGCATTAGCCCCACGGCGACCGAAACGGTAGGCCGCCGCCGCCGCCGCGTGGAACTGCCGAAGGGGGCCGGCGGGCGGATTGTCGTTTCCCGGCGCCCGGCCTAGCCCCGCGGAAACCGCGGCTATCCCGCGGAAAACCGCATTCCTAAAAAAATCTTTTCAAGCCCTTGACGGGGTATTGCCGATCTGCAATACTACACCCACGCAAGCAAATGAGCCTTGCGGGCAACGCAACTAGGAGCCGATACGATGAACGCCACGCAAACCTTCGCCTGCGAGTTCGCCAGCCGCTACGAATCGTTTTTCTACGATGACTACGCAACGGCCACCGCTCACTTCGAAGCCGCCATCGACGCGATCTGCGCGACGGCCCCGGGCGCGGTTCAATGGTTCGTTTCGGAGGAAGCAAACCGCGACATTCGCCGCGGCTACGAAGTGACGGGCGCCGACTCCCGCCGCGGTGGCCGCACCGTTAGCCTGACCGCTAGCCTTAACGGCAAGTTCGCGGTAGGGCTTGGCAACCTCGACGCGAAGGCTGCCCGCTGAATGACACAAGCCCGCCGGCACTTTGCCGGCGGGCAGGCGGGGCCACCCGGCCAGCCGAAAGCCGCGAACAGGGTGGCGATTTTTCTTCTCGCTGGAGCCATAGCCCCGCCCGCCCGCGGGCGCCGCCGCCTACACTCCGCGGCATGGAAACCATTTCACTAGTGGCCGCCGATGGTCTGGCGGAATCTGACGCAATCGCCATCGTTCGCCGGCTATCAAGGCAGGGCAGCGAATGGCAGATTGAGGTAGCCGGCATCCTCGCGGGCGAGGCTTCCAGCGTTACCCCGGTGGCGCTCTGGCATTCCGATGGCTGCCTAGCCGCGTGGGCGTGTTCGCACGTTTGGCGCGAGCAGCAAACGCTAGAGCAGTTCACCGACACGCGCTACCGAAACCGCGGCATAGCCACGGCGCTTTCGGCGTTTCTCCGCTCGGCTGGCGTGATCGCGCCCGCCTCGCGGCTTGCCGTGTTCTCACCGCATACCGCCCGCATCGCCACGCGGCTCGGCTTTACTGACGTTTGGCGCTATGAGCGTAGCGGCGGCGAATGGCTGCCGGTAGAGCCATAGACCCCTACGCGCGAAGCCAACGCGGCTAGCGTAGAGGTATGAGCGAAGAACTGCGGCAAGCGATCCAACAAACGGCGACCGGCCCTAAAAGGGTGCGCACGGATGCCGGCGAGGTTGAATCGCAGGATATCAGCAAACAGATTGAGGCGGATAAGTATTTGTCTGCAAAGGCTGGCGCCTCAACGAACCACCGCGGGCTGCGGTTTAACACGATCGTCCCTCCGGGGTCTGTCTAGTGGGTTTTTTCGGAAACCTTTTCGGATCAGCGCCGCGCGGCAAGGCCCAATCGCCGCAGCGTGTTCGCGCGCGATTCGATGCCGCCGAATCAACTGACGATCGCCGGCATTGGGCGAACGCTGATTATCTGTCGATGGATGGCGCGTTGACTTCAACAGTTCGCGCCAAGATTAGGAACCGCGCCCGCTACGAACGAAACTCAAACTCCTACCTAGCCGGCATTTCGGAAACGATCGCCGTTGACCTAGTGGGAACCGGGCCGCGGCTGCAACTCGACACGGGCAACCCTGAAGCCGATCGCGAAATCGAGCGCCGATTTTTTGATGATATGTGGCGGATCGATTTGCCCGCGAAACTCCGCACGATGCGGCAGGCCAAACTAATCGACGGCGAGGCCTTCGCGCTCTTCTACACAAACCCGCGACTAGACGGGGTGCAACTTGATATCCGGCTGATTGAGGCGGATATGGTCGCCACCCCTGCCGGGGTCTACCAAACCGCGGTAACCGCGGAAGGTTCGGTAGTTGACGGGATGGAGTTCGACGCGGTTGGCAACGTGGCCGCGTATCTGGTTCTAAAAAACCATCCGGGTTCTAACTGGTATTCCTCCGCGTTTGACTTTACGCGCATCGATGCTTCGCGGATCGTCCATTGGTTCACCGCGCAGCGCCCGCAGCAACACCGCGGCATTTCCGAAGTTGCCCCGGCGCTGCGGCTGTTTGCCAATATGCGGCGCTACACCGAAGCCACGATTGCCGCCGCGGAAATCGCGGCCGATATGGCCGCGTTCATCCATAGCAACTCGCCGGCCGCGGAGGTCGATGAGGTTGACGCATTCCAAGCCGTCGAGATTGAGAAGCGCACGCTTACTACCCTGCCCGAAGGCTGGAGCGTTTCGCAGTTGAAAGCGGAACAGCCAACGTCAACCTATTCGCAGTTTAAGCGCGAAATCGTTTCGGAAATCGGGAGGGCGCTGAATCTGCCGTACAACATTTCGGCGCTTGATTCCAGTTCCTACAACTACGCTTCCGGCCGCATGGATGCCGGCATCTATCACGCAACGCAGCGCGTGGCGCGCGACGAGATTGAGCGCGTAATGTTGGATCGGCTGTTTTACGAATGGGCAGACGAAGCCGCATTGCTCACCGGCTATATCCCGGCAGGGCTTCCGCCCGTTGCTGAATGGCGGTGGAGTTGGGTTTGGGATGGTCGCGAACACGTTGACCCCGCGAAGGAAGCCAACGCAATCGAAACGCGCCTCCGAACCAACACGACAACGCTTTCCGCGGAATACGCGAAGGCCGGCAAAAACTGGGAAACGGAACTGCGGCAGCGGGCCGCGGAAGTGACGTTAGCGCGCGAACTGGGATTGCCGGAAATCATACAGCAACCGCAGCAACCGCAGCAAACCCCGGAGGATGCCGCGCCGTGATTTATGTCGATTTCGATTTTTACGATGAGGTCGAAACCGACGCAGTTCCCACGCTAGGCAAAGCACTATGAAAACCAAAATCATTTTCGACCAGCCGGTAGATTTCGTGGCCGCCGCCGCTGACGCGGGCGAGGCCGCGGCGCCGGGGCCGCGGAAGTTTTCTATTCGCGCCTACACGGGCGCCGCCATCCGGCAAGGATGGTCGCGCGAGCCGATCGTTATCGATCTGGCCGGCATGAAACTGCGGCAGAAAATCCCGATCGTCATGGGCCACGATTACGGGCTTGGTTCCATCTTGGGGCAGACCACCAGCGTCCGCGTCGAGGCAGGCGAGTTAATCGTCGATGCCGAAATCCTTGCCAGCAATGACGGCGCTTCGCGCGTTGTCGAACTGGCCGATAGGGGTTTCCAGTGGCAGGCCAGCGTAGGCGCTGACGTTGGCCGGCATGAACGCATTCCTGCGGATCAAACCGTGACGATCAACGGCCAATCTTTTAACGGCCCGATTCGAATCGTAAAAGCCTCGACGTTGCGCGAGGTTTCTTTCGTAACCCTTGGAGCGGATGACGCAACCACCGTTCAAATCGCGGCAGATGCCGCGGAGGAAACCACTATGGCGCACGACGCCAACGAAAAGCCCGCGGAGGCCGTTACGGCCGCCGTGGAAGCCCCGGCGACCGTCGCCGTGGAAGCCCCCGCCAGCGCTCCCGCGGTTGTCGCGGAATCGCAGTCGCCGGAACTTCTTGCGACCATCGAAACCCTCAACAAGAAAATCGACACGATGGAAAAGTTGATTGCTACCCGCGCCGATCGCGCGCCCGCCATTCACGTTGCGGAGCCGGCGACCGGCGGCAAGGTGATTGAAGCCGCGCTGTGTATGCAGGGCGGTTTGTCGAAGCCGGAAAAGTTTTTTGACGAGCGCACGGTTGAGGCTGCCGCAAAGCAGCAGCGAAACGTCTCGCTCGGTGAGGTTTTCGTGGAGGCGGCCCGCGCCAACGGCTATAACGGCTCGTCGCGGATTTCCGCCACGAATCTGCCAATGGTGATTCGCGCCGCGTTTGCCACTCACGCGATTAGCGATATCCTTTCGAACGTCGCGAATAAGTTCCTTCTTTCGGGATTTAACGCGGTAGAGCGCACTTGGGATCAGATTGCCGCTATCCGTAGCGTCAACGATTTCAAGAGCGTGAGCCTCTACAGGCTGAATGGTTCGTTTAAGTTTGCCAAGGTCGGCAATGGCGGGCAGATGCAGTCGGCAGACGCTAGCGATTCGAAGCGAAGCGTCAACGCTGATACCTACGGCATCACTTCCAACGTGACCCGGCAGGATATGGTTAACGACGATTTGAACGC